CTGAAAATTGATTTATTTAATTATTGCATACTTTAATTCTAAGGGTAAGTACTGATAGGGTTTTGGAGGGGTGTTATAAATCAACAACTTACAGCAACTGGCACGATTCTTCCCTGCTATATATATGAGAGGGTCAAAAAAACGCTCTCTCTTTTATCAACTTTTAATAGGTTTCAACATGGATAAAACAACATACAAAACGATTCGCAGATCAATTAGAGACAATGGCCTGCGCTACACCACACACCATGCACAATGCACTGGCAACATACCCACACTGACAATTTGCGACTTTGTGGCTAACACAATGCGACTGACTGACTGGCTGGCAATGAGACAATCATTTGCACGCAGCGAGAGGGCTTCTATTGCCTTCAAATTGACTACGTCATACCCACACAAGGTGGCAGCATGAAAAACACTTTTTTAGATTATCTGGCTGCAATTGCAATCGGTCTAATGCTTTGCATAGGTCTATTGTCTTATTTTGACGTTTTGATCAAATAATTTTCTTTTTTAATAGGTGTCAACAATGAAAAATCCATACAAAACAATTCTGGCTGCTCGTGGCCTACCCTACAAAACAATTCTAGGGGAATCGTCAGCAAAAACAGTTAAGGGAGAAAAAATAGGATATCTAACGGGTATCGTTTACCTTGTTCCTGATGAGATACTGTGTCCTTTAGCCAAAATGGCTGGCTGCTTCGAGGGTTGCCTAAAAAGCGCAGGACGTGGCGCATTCAATAGCGTACAAAAAGCCAGGGACGCAAAAACACAGTTTTTTTACAATAATCAAGAAGCTTTCATGCTTTCATTGTGCGCTGACGTGTGGACACTAGTAAATAAAGCAAAGCGAATCGGTTTAAACCCTTTGGTGCGCCCTAATGGGACAAGCGATATCGCTTTTGAAAATATTGTTGTGCATGATGGAAAAACAATTTTTCAATTATTCCCTGATGTACAGTTTTATGACTATACAAAACATCCTTCAAGAAAATTAGAAGGGAAAACAGCGGGTAATTATGATCTTACGTACAGTTTTTCAGCGATTACACCAAAACCGATATCCATTAAAGGTCTCACAAACCCTAATAATTCTCGTACGGCTGTAGTTTTTCAAAAGCAAAGCGATATCCCTAATAATTTTCGTGGCTGGCGTGTAATTGACGGGGATAATACTGATGTGCGCCACATAGAACCTAAAGCTGTAGTTGTGGCTTTATATGCCAAAGGAAAAGCTAAAAAAGACAATGGCGGCTTTGTTCAAATTAGGGGTGTTCACTATGCTTAAAACAATGAAAGCAAAATATTTTGGAAAATGTAAGTTATCTGGCGCACTTATTAAGCCAGGGGATTATATTTTGTATGACACAAGCAATAAAACAGCACAACTACAACCCGATTCGGACACTATAACTTTCATCGGTGAGAACGGGCCTTCTACCTTCTACCGAAATAAACGTGGTCGCTGCATCGATGCGCCATGCTGTGGCTGCTGCACAATTTAAGGGAAATAAATGATTTATGCAATTGCAGCCCTAATCCTTAGAATACTTTCAGGAAAACGATAAACCCACAACCCGCCATAAAAAGCGGGTTTTTTTACGTCTAAAATTTAAGGTCTATAGGCTCTTTTTTTTACTTCGAGCATAGTTGATATGCACAAACCCCAAAAAACGGCTTAAAACGGCTCAGAATAGCCTTCTAGGGGCATTTCCTGCGTTAATCTGCGAATGGTAACGTCAAGGGCTGCTAATTCATCCATCTTTTTAACCCGCCAAATAGCTTTAGTTCCGTGCCAGCTATTGTGACAGTCCCTACATAAAGCGATCACGCAATACTGTAATTTTTGTTCAATATGGTGGGCATCACTTGGCCCTGGTGCATCGCATACAGAGCATGGCAACAGTTTTACATTGCCTATATGCAGTCTTTGCTTTGGGGTCAGTTTGTTGTTCAAGTGGTGGCCTTCATCTCGATACGGGCTGAGTATTGTTCCGTGCGCCAGCACTCTATACGTGCCTGCGCTGCTGTCATCAGCCATCGGTATTTCTCCTCAGTTTCCACCGCTTGCCTGATGCCTTCTAAAATCTCAATGTAGTCCTGGTGAGCGTAGGCGTAGGTTTCTTGTTTTCCAAGTACTTCCGTGCCTGCGTTTGCCATGAGTTGAGCTTTTCTTGATTTCCTGAACTCTTCAAGGTAGATGCGGTCGGCCTTGGCTTTGGCATAAAGTGGTGCTGTGTCGATAATGTATTGAATAGCTTTAGTTGGCTCGTTCATTCTGGGTCACTCACATTAAGTAATCTCTCAACCACAGGAATAAAGTTAATACTTAATGCTTTATCTATTAACCTTATTGATTCGTTAATCATTTCATCGTAGGCTGAGTCTGTTTTTTGTATTGCAGATAATGTGTATCTAGCATCTTCAAGAGCTTCTATATCTGCGCTATTTGCTTGGTAAATCAATTCAATATCTGTCATTTTTACCTTTCATAGTGTCGATAGGTTGGTGCTGGTTCATCTCTACCACAACGCCTACCATGCTCGTTAGCCTCTTGCAAAGCCTGAAAAGCCCATTTGCAGTTAGTGCATACCCAATAAGGCGGATTGCCTGGTGCGTCTTTCTTTTGTTCAATCATGTTCTTTCCCTTATGGCATCCATGTGGACATAGCCAGTTGAAGCATCCAAAATTTCGATTATTTCATTGCGTTCATGCTCTGCTACCAGTTTGGCAAAGTGTATCAATATCAGTTGACAAGTATCAATTTCTTCATCAGCAAACCCTGCCTCTTTTGCCATGCGGATAATGCCTTCTATGGTCATACATCCTCCATTTTGTAGTTGAGTTTGTGATGCTGAAAACGCATTGCAGCTTCGCACTCCAACTCTTTGAATGACTCATCGCTAAACAAACCGATGCAGTTGCGACCCTCAAACCAAACCTCACGAATTGACTCGTTAAAGGTGGAATCAAGGTCTTGCTCGTACTCGTAAACGACTGTTACGACTTCGCTACCCGCACCCACAGTGGTATCAAATTCCCATGTATTCATCATTAACTCCTGTTTGAAAATTAAATCTTACTTAATTGCTTGCGTAATACCATAGGGATAAACCCTTAGTCCAAGCATTCTTTTACGCAAATATCAACACCTGGCAGACTTGAATAAACCTTCGTAACGTGGATGTTTATGATCTGCGAATCGTCATGGTAAACAACCCCGTTCATGCCATCTTCTACACTCTTGAGGATATTTGATGCGTCAGGCTTCTTTGTTGGCTTCTCTGACCCATCAGAAATGGCTTCTAGACGCTTTTTTGTGCATGACTTAGGGATTGGTACTCTGATGTACAAATAAAGGCTCACAGGGGTTTCTAGCGGTTCTGAGCTACCCATTGCCTCGATTGCAGCTTCTTTGATTAAGGCTTCGTAGGTTCTTGTCTTCTCAGGGGTGTAGGTGGAAATAAAGTTTCCTCGCCTTGCATACCTAGCACGACCTTTGGGAACTGGTGTTCCATCAACCTTAAAAGTAACCATAAAAGTCATGCTCTTCTCCTAAATTCACCGCAATACTTATCTACTGCATTTTGATAGGCGGTTTTTGCATCTTCAACATTTTTATAAATTCCAAGATATAAACTTTTCCCATCAACTCTTAATTGCGGTTGCCAATATTTACCTTGCAACAAAGTTAGACCAGGATAACCATATTTATTTGGAACTTCTTTTCTGTTTCTGTTGTTTTCAGCTTGCGTGGCAGCTCTTAAATTTTCTATTGCATTGTTTGATGGATTGCCATCAATGTGGTCAATTGTTTTTGGCAAATATCCATGATGGAAAAGAAATATAGCTCTATGTGTGTATATAGGCTTTTTCTTAATTCTTATGTGCCAATACTTGTTTGCAAGTTGTGAACCAGCCCTTTTACCAATCATTTGGTTATTGCCACAATTTACCTTCCAATACAAGTCGCCATCTTTATATTCAAAGAGTTCATGTAATTGATCTTTTGTCATACAAAATTGCCCCTTTTGACGTATCTAGCCCTTTGTTTGCCAACAGGGTTAGCGTCTACTTTAAAAGTCACCATAAATGTCATAGAAGTGTCCCGTCTTTAATTCTGTTCATATATTCCCTTATGCGATCTCTTGCGCCAGTTCCATAGATTCGTTCTGCCCTCTCAAGTCTGGCACGAATAAGATCACGATTCTTTGATGTTTCCCAGTTGCGATAGAGTTCCCTAGCCTCTGCTTGCTCTAGGATCACTCTGTCGCTTGCGCCTTGAATGTTTCTTCTACTCCAAGTCACCAGTTAACTCCAATGCCATGTTGATTATTTTTTCAGGATAAGGCACACCTTCTTTGACCTTATCTAAGATTCTCATTGCTTCTGCGTGGCTCATACAAATAAAAGTTGTTGGGTTTTTACAGTTGTTCCAGAGTCGTATCTCTGTGAGTCGCCTTTGGGATACGGCATAACTTCGTATTTTAGTTTTGACCGCATGACTTTCTTGTCAGTCTTTGACCCGTGAAAAATGATGTAACGATGTTTCCTAGATCGCTCGACATAGTAAAAATCATTGCCATGAAGCTCTTTTATTTCTGCCAATGTCAGGCCATCGCCAATGGTTTTAGCGTGTTTATGCTCTTGTCCTTTGATTGTCCAATCAATTCTGTTTGCTGATAAACCCGTGTAAAGGAAATTGGTGGCTTGATAAACGTAACCCACATGACCTTTGCTTGTGTCGGCAAACGAAACCACAATCATTGGTTTTGGCAATAGTTTGATTGAGTTCGCAACAAGGAATGATGCTTCGTTTTTGTGGTTGTCCAACAAACAGACTCGGTTTAGCTCTAAAACTTTGTCTGAGTATTCTTTCCCACAGATTCCCATGCAAAGTGGTGGTGATGCGGGAATGCCGTAAGTCACTACGCCAACCAGAATGTCATCTTTGTAAAGCCCAAACGCAAACATGATTTGTGGCATACGCTTGGCATAGTGTTTTTCAAGCAACCAAGGCTCAACTTCAAAGTTGTTTATTGGCAACACTTTCATGCTCTGCCCCTTATCTGAGCCATCTTTGCCAAAACTTCTAGCGGGATAGGTACGGCTTTTTTTGCGTCTTCCTCTATTTTCAACAAAGCAAGGTTAGGCTCATTCTTTGATGGAACTGTGAGCCTCACAATATCTGCGGGGTTTGGTTTAACGACCCAATCTGCTTTGAATGCTTGCCAACCACGAACTACACATTCTTCCAAGGCTTTCTCAAGTGTCCATCCAATCTTTTGTGCTTCGCTTGAAATTGCATCAATGGCTCGCTGAGTTATAGGCGCTCTTTTGGCTTTCCTCAATGTTTTAAATTCTTGCCAAACAGAATCAGAAACACCGATAGGTGGTGCAACGCTAGTTGCTTTCTTCTTTGTCTCTGTCTCTCCCTCTGTCTCTGTCTCTGTCTCTGGGATAGCAACTTGCTTGCGTTCTGCTAGCACTCCGCTAACAAGTATGAAAAAGTCGTTATCAATCAACGGCTTAACTCCATCTTGATATTCTTTTGGCGTGATGTGTAAACGAAAGACTAGCTCATCTAGTGAGCCATCAAAAACACCATCTTTTGATTCACTTGCAAGCAACCAAAGCATTGGAGCTATCGCTTTGCTAGCAATAGGCAAGCGCATATAAGACCTATCGTTTAACAGGTCACGATGAAGTTTTATCCAAGGTGGGCAACGATCTTTGTAGTGTTGAAAGATAGCCCAGTTTTTCGGCTGTAAAAGCATAATATTTTCCTCGCTCTGTCCTCCCTCTTACAAAAAGAAACAATGGAAGGAGGGGAGGCTCTCTTTTCGATACGCTCATGACTTCGTATCTATCCATGCTTCAAAAAATTATACTAGATAAATTGATTGTTGGTAATTTCATTTGTTGGTTGTCTGCCAAGCAATCTTTTAGCTTGTGCGTTCATTACCGCATATTCAGCCTTAGAAAAGATACCTCTGGCATTGCGAATGTCGAAAGGGTTTAGCTTGTCGTAGGGTTCGTTATTGGCGGCTTTTTCAGCCTCAACCATGTGTGGTGCTAGGGTGTACTGAGAAACCCATGACCGACCCATTTTAACCTTCCCAATAGTTAATTTCTTCTTGTAGCTCATTTTTGTGCAACAAGCTGCAATAGATAGTCTTGGAATGCCTGTTAAATCCTCTAGTTGGTAGGATGTAAGTGGGCCGTTTTGTAATGCTCGGATGACTGATTCTTGGGTCATTTGTAAAGGTTCTCCAGGTTAATTGTTCGGTTTAGATGGAGTTCTAGCGTTCTTGCAAGCAAAGCTGTTACAGCCGCATCAA